ATTCACTCTCGTGGCACATTTCCATTTAGGATATTTCTTACCATGACTTTGCTCTGCAATTCTTCGCATCGTATCTCCACATTTGCCACAATACAATCTACTGGACAAGGCATATTTGCTACTGTAAACTCGCTTTGTCCCATCCTTATTTGTCCTAAGATTTGCTCGTCTAACCAGTTCTTCCTGCACCTGCATAAAAAGGTCACGGGGTATAATTGCCTCATGGTTATTTTCTACATAATACTGGGGAACGATACCGTTATTAGTAACTCGCTTTTTTGTAAGAACATCAACTGTATAAGTTTTTTGAAGAAGTGCATCTCCCATATATTTTTCATTGGTCAGAATTTTTCGAACACCTTCTGGTCTCCAAGTCGGTTTATCTGCAGCCGTATGAATTCCATCTGCCATCAGTCCTCTTGCAATCTGCATCAGACTTTTTCCTTCAAGGTATTCACGGTATATTCTCTTTACTATCTCTGCTTGCTCTGGGTCGATAATTAAATGCCCGTCCTCATCCTTAGTATAGCCCAAAAACCAATTATGGTTTACCTGTACTTCTCCATTTTGGTATCTAAACTGCAATCCCAACTTTACATTCTTACTCAAAGATTCTGATTCCTGCTGTGCTAATGATGCCATTATGGTAAGCAGAACCTCTCCTTTGGAATCCATTGTATTTATGTTCTCTTTTTCAAAATATACGGGTACGTTCTTTTCCTTTAGCTGCCTGATATACTTTAAGCAATCCAGGGTATTTCTCGCAAATCGGCTGATGGACTTGGTTATTATCATATCTATTTTACCCGCCATGCACTCTTCAATCATGCGATTAAATTCTTCACGCTTTTTAGTGTTCGTACCACTTATTCCATCATCTGCGTATATCCCTGCAAATTCCCAATCAGCATTCTTTTTGATGAATTCCGTATAGTGTTCTACCTGTGCCTCATAGCTTGTAGCCTGTTCATCGCTGTCAGTACTGACACGGCAATACGCTGCGACTTTTAATCTTGGCTTGTCTTCTGTTTTGGCAAGATTACCTACACGCTTTCGTGCTGGAATTACTGTAACACTTTTTGTTCCTGCCATTCTTATCCCTCGCTTTCTATTAAACTGTAAATATATGCTGCTTGTGCATATGGATCCTTAAATTCTTTTTTTGGCATATTGAAATGAAACTCAAAGGTAAGTAGTTCTTGCTCTTTTTCCTTAATCAAATCAGTTCTGCCAAGTACCGTGGCTCTTCTTTTTCTCTCTTCCTGTACTTTTGCAAATGTACCAGCATCAATTATCTGTGGATAGTAATCTGTACCAAGATATTTTTTATTATCAAGCATTCTTCCGACTGAACCGTGACAACTATCAATCCCCGCCTCTTTAGCCGCCTCTACTAATCCTTTTCCATCGAGGTAATTGGCATAAATAACTTTCAGTTGCGTTGCCTGTTCTTCATCAATAGCAGCTCGTCCATCCACAATCTTATATCCAAATGGTATGTGTGCCATATTCTCACACCCTTTCTGTTAATTTCAATCCACACTTAAATTCAAAGCATATCTCTTCTCTTGAAGGAACCGTAATGCCATCTATATAAGTTAAAAATGTATCTTCTTCAAAATCCATAACACACTCTTGCTTATTTAAATAACTAATCAAATTCTTTACATCCTGTTCCGCTGAATAACCTGTTTCATCAACCTTAATAATGAAATCTCGTTCTCCCTGTAGTCTGGAATATTCCATAAGTAGGTCATTGTTGGTTTTGATAAACACGGAACTATCGAGATATCCTTTGGAAAGCAACTCACTGATATTTTTTCTTTGCTCGACATTTCGCTCAATCAATGGAGTAAGTTCTGAAAGCCTTGATTTATTCTTATCCTCATTCGTTGTACATATGGCAATCAATAATGGTTTCAAAACAAGGTCACTTCCATATCGCAGCTTATTCATCATTATGATAAAAGCATTCTTTATGGCATCATCCCTGATGTATTTCATAGAGCAGGCATCAGCATTATCAATGTGGTTAGCACAACACCAGGCAATATATGAGCCACTCGGTGTATAATGTTTTCTTCTCTTAAATGTGCCACCACATTCGCCACATTTTATTTTTCCTGAAAAAACATATCGTTGTTGATATTTCTTTCTGTCACCCGTGTTACCCTTTTCAAGTCCACGCTGCCTCATTGCAGCATTTGCTTTATCAAATGTCTCATGACTAATAATGGCTGTATGATGATTTTTACAGAAATACTGCTCATGTTCTCCATAATTGGTATGTCGATTAAAATTATCATCTGTGAAAGTCTTTTGAAAGAGAACATCTCCTGTATATTTTTCATTACCGATGATTCCCTTTACTGTACCAGCACTCCACTTTCCACCTCTTTTGGTTTTTACACCAACTTCATTAAGTGCTTTTGCAATAACATGAGTACTTTTCCCTACAAGAGTATCTGCAAAGATTCGTTTAACTACTTCTGCCTGTTCAGGAACAATCACCATCTCCCCACACACATTGTCATAGCCATATGGTGGATAGGATATTTTAAAGGTACCTGTTTCAAACCTCTTTTTAACGCTCCATTTGGAATTTTGTGATATGGATACCGATTCTTCTTCCGCCATGCTTGCAAGAATAGAAAGCATCAACTCACTTTCCATAGAGGATGTATTAATATCTTCCTTTTCAAAATATACGGCAATATCCAAGGTCAATAATTTCCTAACCAATTCAAGACAGTCTGTAGTATTTCTGCTGAATCTACTGATGGATTTTGTTATCACCAGATCTATTAACCCTTTTTCGCAGTCATCTACAAGATTAAGCAGACCCTCACGGGATTCTTTCTTTGTTCCAGATATACCTTCATCATAATAAAGGCCTGCATACTCCCAATCCGTATTTGATTTGATATAGTTTTCATAATGCTCCTTTTGTGCGTAAAGACTAAGCATCTGGTCATCACTTGCAGTAGAAACACGGCAGTAGGCGGCAACTCTGATTTTCTTTAACGAGGCCAATTCTGCCTGTTCGATTTTAGTTACCTTTTTCATTCATTTCACCTCACTTTCGGTATAGACATATTCCCGTAGAAGACGCTATATATCAAGTCATTTAGGGCATAATTCTGCTAAGATGGGGAGAGAAAATTTGTCGGTTTTTCTCTGTGATTTTGTTGAATTCATCCGCTGATATCAGCATCTTATCAAGCATCTTTTTTAGCATTTGCTGAGACAAAATATAGTTAAACTCCTGTTGTAATTCCTCTTCCGTAAAATTCTTATTAACCATAGCCGGACGTTCATTTCCATTCATAATCTTTGTAACCTGCATAGGTATTCCTCCAATCCGAGAATTGCTTAATTTGGATTCAATTCTCCTAAGTCACAGGCAAAGAAAATGAACGATATTTTAACCTCAGAGCAAAAAAAATAACGCCCACCAAAGGAAATCATCCTTCAGTAGGCATTATAGCTATCTTAATATTTCATTGACTCTTGCTTGAACTGTTGCGTAATCATAACCTGCTGCTGTCAGTCTTTGCTTACGTTCTGCACCATTGCCCCAGCTGCCTTGAATCACTTCTCTTGCAACTGTATCAATTGATTTAGATGTAGAAACTATTGTTGGATAAACAGCAGTTCCTGATCCATCGAATACCTTATAACCACTATTGGCGTCAGCACACTTCTTGGCATTATCAAGATTGTGATATGCACCAATCTGAGATTTGGCATCCTCCCAGGATTTACGGACACGATACCATGTTGATGTATCTGCTGATGGAGTTTGAGTAGTACCGCCAAGTGCAGCTGTAACCTTAGATGCTAAATCTCCAAGTCTTGCATATAGCCAATTACCTGGACAACTTTTATTAGCAAACCAACGATGTACTGTAATTACCATTTCATCAGATTTCGGTGTATAGTTTAGGGACTTGTCCTTATCTACAAACCACAGCAATTTTTTCTTTCCATTCCTTTTGCAAATGTCAGTGCAAAGTTTAATAAGCGAATTGTAAACTGCATCATTCATTGCATATGGTTCGGTTTTATCACTTGAGCATTCAATTGTGATAGCCCTTTGGTCATTTGCATTAGTAGAAGAACACCAAGAACGGTTCTTCTCTTCCACACATAAAGATACTCTACCATCCGTACCTATTCCATAATTGCAGCTTGCCTGTCTTGATGTACTTGTAAAACATCCACAGATGCTTTCTGCAGACAATTGTCCCACAACACAGTGTGGTGTTATTCGGTCAAGAGAATGTGTTCTTTGTCCTGAATGATTTGGACTAAGTTTAGTATATGACACTAATGTACTATTTGTGTATCCCATACTTATTCATCTCCTTTCTCGCTACGGTCATGTAGCTGTTCTAATACAACTTTCATCTTCTCTGGGATAGGCAAGCCAAGGTGTCCTGCATTCTCCAAAAGGGAAATACCTTCATTGGAAATGTAGAAAAACACTACTGCCGTTCTAAGGACACTGCCTGTCCCAATAATCTGCACATCAAGGATATTTGCAATCCCTACAAGCAGAAAAATTAGTACCTTTCTACATATACCTTTGAATCCAACCTCACTTGATAGCGTATGGTCAGAAATGGCACACATTACTCCTGTGATGTAATCAACTACCACAAAAGCTAAAAGTGCAAAGAGCAAGCCATCGCATCCTCCAAGGAAATACCCTAGCCATCCACCGATGCCTGCAAATACAAGTTGAATCGTGTTCCAGAATTCTTTCATTTTAAATTCCTCTCTTTCTATGATTTTTTGTATGAAAAAAGCAGCCAAATGAATGACTGCTATTCCACCTCTGTAATCGTGTATGTTATTTTCATAGTCTTATCTGCTGTCTTAATAACTGGAGTTCCCAAGTTATTGATGGTAGCTAGATAAGGTGTATAAAGGTACAATTCTTTATACAAAGTATAATCGCTGTATCTATAAATCCATTCCCTAACTCCGTAAGTCTTGTATCTGGTCATTTGGCCACGTCCATAAGACACATAACTTTGGTCAGCTGTATCTCGGATATAAAGCTTAGGTTCACCGTTGTAGAAATACCAACCGCTAATTACAATATCATCATCAACAATATAAGTCTGAAGATGTGAAGAAGTATATGTGAAATTTGGTACCTGCTCAATGTTTGCAATATTTGTAGTATCGATTCGATAAACTGTACTTCCCGTATAGCACATGAGCCACTTTCCACTCATGCCAATGCTTGTGAAATCTGAAATTCCACTAGGAGCTACGATTTTCCTTGTGGTACATTTATCGCCATCGATGATATCAATAAACCATTCATAGCTTACGTGGTTATAATACTCTCTGCTACCACTTGTATAACTGTAGGTCTGATTATCCCTTCTGCACAATCCATACCATTTACCATCAGCAGCATGATACAAATAATCTCTAGGATCAGTGCTTGAGCTGTAAGGTTCAATTGTTCCGTCCTTGCTTCCACCAGTATAGCTGTAGTACAAAGGGTAATGACCAAGTTCAATAACCGTCTCCTCATCCGGAGTTAAAAGTATTCTTGTTAAACTTCGATACATTAATCTTGCATGAAGGAAATCATCATTATATCTTCTTAGATATGCTTTCGTTTGATTATTAGGTGTTGTCATCTCCAACCTATAGCCTTCTTCGATAAACAGACGCTTATTATTTCTAAAGCATGAAGGTGTATATGACATCGTTCCACAAGACCAAGAACCGATTCGTACCATATAATTATTGTCATACTGCGTTCCGCTTCCAGCCAATACGTTAGAAAGGCACACAGCAGAAATAGTGCCATTTGCTTGTGAAGTCTGAAAGTCCCAAACGAAACGGAAACCATCATCAACTGCCTTACTCTCTGTAAGGTTTCTGCTGCCTCGTCTAACATCTTGAGTATTATTTGCATCATCGGATGCATAGCCAATCAAAGGATTAGTAAGTGGTGCATATAAATTATCTGGATTCTCTTCGATTTCATTCTGATAAATCAAAAGACCACCCATCAAATTCTTTTTAATCGGCATCATCCAGTTTTCACCACTTGAACCATTAAAGCTTGTATTGTTATAAAGCATTCCCATGATATTGGTATTAAAAATGTCCATCACGGCGTTGGTTACAAGGTTTGTATCCTCATAGACCTCTTTCTCACCGGTATGGACATTTGTAAGTTCTATTACTGTTTTTCCTTTTAGCATTCTTATTCCTCCACATTCAAGTAATCTGTAGTGATGGATTTTAAGTAGCCATCCTCACCACTCACAACAAAACGGTATTTAATCTGTCCTGTTATAGCCTTCTCTGCCCAGGCATCCACGCTAATTGCCTCAAGTGCGGCTTTGGAAATTCCTGATTTATCTTCGGATAATCGTACCCAGGCATTATCAAGATACCCCCACCAACTTTCACCATCATCAAACGAAATGGCAAACAACACATTCTCATCGCAATCCGCTATGACTTTTTCAATACCAATAATGGTCGAATCACTCATATCGATATTTTCAGTAAAAAGCACCTGTGGTTTAGGAATTCCTGTGTAAGTAGCACGAAATGGTGGAAATCTATTCTCTGAGTCATGCCAATAAAGAATAGCTGGGTCTTTTAATACCGTGAGTACATTGGCATTCTCGATTTCCTGAATTCCATAGTTTTCAAACAGCTCTGCTGTAAGCTCTGTTTCTTCAAGCTTTACAAGTACGCCTTCTTCAATTGTATAAAGTGCATCTTTTGCATCAGCAAACAAATATCGTCTGTTATACGGATCCAAGAAAGTCGGTGCATGGTCTTGATAGTCATACCCTACACCTTCTGTATCCTTTGCCTTAAAAGATATAATCTTGCCACTAAAAGGAATAAATGAAATATTTCCATTTCCTGTAACAAGTGTTGAATCAGCAAGGTAACTGGCATTTGTAGGAATGGTTTCAAAGTAAACACAGATATCTCCAGTATCAAATAATATTGCCTCCCAGATCATACGGGTTGCCTCTATTCTGTTCCCGTGAACTGAGTAACCCTCCCAGCGAACACGAAGGAATTTATACATCCCCATCAAAAAACCTTCTTCTCTTCGAAGTGTCATAAGGTCGGCGTCTCTTCGTACAATTTTAAGTTGTTCTGAGTTTGAGCCAAACCCAATCCAAGAGTTACCACTTACATAAAGACTGCTAGCTATATTCCTGTTATATTTAAACCAAGAAACACCAGCAATTGTGTCAGTGCCATCGTCCTGAAGGGAATTACTTCTCGTTATCGTCATATTTGTAGTGCTTTGTAGAATATCTTCTATAGATTCATAATCAACCATAAGTCACCTCCAAATTTTCTAGTGTTTCCATCTCCTCAAGCCCAAGAGAGAACACAGCTAAACGGCCTCGTTCAATTTCCATATCTTCGCCATATAGTAATCGCTTAGTTTCAGCTTTCAAAGATATTGCATCATCCTCGAATTTTGAGAATTGTGTTACTTCAATACTCTTAGCACGAATTACCTTCATATTTACAAAAGGCTGTGTATCAAAAGGTAAAACATGAATTGTGGTTAAGCTGTCAAAGTTACCTGTAGGAATTGTAAGCTTATCCATACGTCCACGATTAATCCTTGATTCCACGCCACCTTCAATTGCATAATCTTTACGAAGTGCGAAAATATCATCATCAAGTACAAAGTTCTTATCATAGACCATCTTTTTCTTATCCTGCATTTCTACAACATCGTGAACAATTGGTGCGAATAAGCTGACCGTATCTGTAAATCCAAACAACGGCATACCTACAAGTGCAACCTTTCCAAAAGAATCTGAAATAGCGCATGGTGTTGGTTTTATAAGCTTTGTAGTTACGGCCTCTTTTAATTTCTTTACAGGCATTGCAGTCATAACAAAAGGAATCAACTCTTCACTCGCAGTAATTCGACCGTCCCATCTTTCCTGAACGCCAAGTCCCTGACCAGTAATAGTTGCCATTACATTCTGTGCAGCAATCTTTGCTGTGCCATTTGTAATAGAAAGTAAAACCTCAAAGGTATGAAGCTGGTTTGCTTCTAGTTCCAAAATCGGATAATACAGATTAAGCAGATGTTTTCCACTCTCCCAAGTTTCAACCGGATGATATTCTTCAATTTCATGGCCATCGAGCATATACTGAACTACTATTTCTGCCGAGCCTTTTTCTTCAAAGCTTAAAGGAAAAGAAATAATATGTTTGTTTTCTACTGTGTTTCCTTCCTCGTCAGTTGAACCACCTAAATCGAGAACGGTTTCTGCTTTCAAGTTATGAGTAATAGGAGAGCTTGTAATATCAATGACAGCCTCCCCATGGAACTGTGCATTGGTTTCATCACCCGATGCAAATTCCATATTGATAATAGACAGTTTTTCTTCTCTAAGTTCTAACTCTAGGGCATTCGTGTAAGTATAAATACTCAGTCTATTCTCACTGATGGAATTTATAAGCCCTGTGATATTCTTGTCGTTTTTACTCTTTGCTTCTGCTAGTCTTGGGTTCTTACCAACACACTTGATTGTCTGCTTACCGTTGATTTTCGTATTGATAGAGGTAATAGCAGAACGCTTAGTTTCATCTGCTTGACCACCTGTAAATTTTAGAACATCACCTAAGTCAAGTGCCGGATTACCAATCGTATCGGATTCAAACGGTACATACTCTACGGAAGATACAACATCCAAAAGATTATTGATGATTCTTTTTCTCGTCTCATCAAGACCAAATTGAAGAAGTGGATTGATACCAAGATTCATAGTCAAACCATCGTCTAGCTCTTTAGCATAGTATTCAGCAGTTTCTGTTTTCTTGTTTGTAGAACTAATAGCTGTATATCGTGTTACAAAATCAGAAAAGCTACTGGAAAATCTATGACGGCTATCCACCACCTGCGATTCTGTATTTCCATAGCCTTGAAGTCTTAGCTTTCCTGATCTATCGATAACAGCAAAGCAGCCAAGTGCCTGTGTAAGGTAGTGTAAAAAATCTCGCCAGGTTTCAATATCGTTCTCTTGGTAAATACCAAATAGTTCTGTGCCATTCGGTAATCTTTCTATCTCTTCCTGTGTTTGAGCAAGTTCCACATGGCAAGCTTTTGCAAGTAATGTAAGAAACTCATAAGCGGATGCACTTGATAATCCTTTATTGAAATTCTTTTCCAGATTAAGCATTGTATCATAGGCCTTTATTTCAATTGTCTTTACATGACGGTTTGCTTCAACAATATAAAAGACTCCCATAGGAACAGTTTCTAACGCTCCATTTGGAAGTACAAGATGAAAATTTATATAAACTATTGCGTCATCAAGGGTGTAGCGATCTATTTCAGAAAATAAACTAAACCCCAGTTCCGCGGAATATACAGAACCAAGTTCAATTTCTGATGTACCAGAACATTGCCTTAAAATATATCCGGAACCCTTGACAATGCTGTTATTATCAAACGCATACTCTTTTTCATTTTTCGTTTTTATGAGTCCACTCCAATAGAAATTACGGGAGGACTCTTGTATTGTATTCAAATATTCATCTGATACTGTGTACATCTAATTCCTCCCATCCTAAAATTCATTTAATGTAAAAGATACTGTCCATAATCCTTTGTATGAAGTATCTTTTTCCAACTTTGCCTTATATTCGCTGATGTACATCTCTGTTTCTTTCAATTGCAATTCATCCGTATCAAAATACTGAACCTGGATTTTATTTTTCTTTGCATAGGCTGACAGTATTTTCAGCCATTTAGAACTAACTGAAAACGAAACAGAGATGGTAACAATGCCACTTCTGACCACATCTCGTTGCGTAGTACCTGCCTCTGTTTCTCCAGAAGAATCTGCCTCCACATCAGAAAGAGATACATCATAGGAATCAGGCAAAGGCAGATTCAATGCATCAAACTTTAAATATTGAATAAATGCCATCTTATCTACCTCCACTTCTTAGATTCGTTCTTTGCTGGGCATTGACTACTATTTCATCTAACATCGTTCCCCCAAGATACACAGGGATTACAATATCCCCACCTTGATGATTCATTCCTTCGAGAGCAGATGTAATTGCTGAAGTAATACCTGCAAGTGCATCTCCCGTAGCTGTTGCTCCATTTGGTGCTACATAGTCCATTGCTCCGACTTTTGGATTAATCATCATATCTGATGCCACATTTCCTACTGCCTTTTCTACCATTCCACGGCTCTTCTCAATTCCTTTTGCAAGTCCTCCCATAAAGTCGGGCATCCATGATTCATAATCGGTAAGAGGTCCTTCATCTGGAACAGAAAAATGTAGGAAGGATTTAATGGTATCTGCCACGTTACCAACAGCATCTTTTACCTTACCAATGCAACTCTTAATACCATTTACAATTCCGTTGATGATATCTGAACCCCAGCTAAATGCGGATGATGCAAGACTTTTGATGAATCCTACTGCATTATCAAATCCACCTTTGATGGTATTATAAATGCCTGAAATTGTAGTCTTGATACTATTCCACATAGTAGAGAATGCCGTAGATACTGCTGTTTTGATTCCATTGACCACAGTTGTTACTGTAGTTTTGATAGCATTCCACACCGTAGTAATTGTTGTCTTGATTCCATTCACAACCGTTGTCACTGCCGTCTTTATCGCATTCCACACAGTTGTAAATACTGTTTGAATTGCCGTCAGCACTGTACTTATTACCGTCTTGATAGTATTCCAAGCCGTTGTTAGGAATGTTGATATTGCTGTTACCACCGTAGTAATCACTGTCTTAATTGCATTCCATACTGTAGAAACAATTGTCTGAATTGCTGTAAATACCGTAGTGATTATGGTCTTATAAATATTGAAATAGGTTGTAATAATAGTACTGATAATTGTCAGCACGGTATTAAATATTGTCTTTATTCCTTCCCAAATTGTAGAGAAGAATGTTGATAGTCCAGTCCAAATAGCTGTAGCTACACTAACAATTGCCTGCCATGCAGCTGAAAAGAATTCTTTTAGTCCATTCCAAACTGCCACTGCTATCTCTTTGATGTTATTCCATAAATCAATCCAAAACTGTCTGAATCCATCGCAGTTATTCCAAAGATAAATGAAAGCTGCGACCAATGCCGCTATAGCTGCAATAATCAGAACAATTGGATTAGCAAGCATGGTTGTATTCAAGGCCATAAATGCTGTTTTCACTGTATTGATAACACCTGCTATCTTTGGAACGATAGTCATAATCGTTCCCACTGCCGATATAACTTTACCAATAACTATCAGCACAGGACCAAGAGCAGCTACAATGAGAGCCACCGTAACAATTACTTTTTTCGTTCCTTCGTCAAGGCTATTAAGCCAATCTACAAATTTCTGAATCCATCCAACAATCAACTTAATAGATGGCATTAAAAGCTGTCCAAAGGAAATCGCAAGACCTTCTAACGCTGATTTCAAAATTGTTAATTGTCCCTGTAAGTTATCCAGTTGTGTATCAGCCATCTGTTGAGCAGCACCACCACTATCAGTAATAGATTTTTGCAAATCATCCCAAGTTGAACCCGTATTTGCTAACAGAGCATTTACTGAAGATAAGTCGGTCTTATTAAAGATATTACTGATAATATTGGATTTTTCTTCAGAGGTCATACCATCCATACTTTTATTCAAATCACCAAGTATGTCATTCATGCTCCTCATATTTCCTTGAGAATCATATACATCCACACCAAGGGATTTCATGGACTTAGCGGCTGCATCTGTCGGATTTTGCAAAGACAAAATGATATTACGAAGATGCGTACCACCTTCTGCTCCTTTGATACCATTATTGGCTAAGATACCAAGAGCCGTATTTAATTCTGCTGTACCACCTTTTATTGATTTTGCAGTTGCACCAATGGTAAGAATCCCTTCTCCTAATTGTGCTACAGAAGTATTAGTTGTTGATGCTGTTTTAGCCATCTGGTCAACCATTGTATCTGCATCACTTACTTCCATTCCAAGAGCAGACATAGCATCCGTAACCATATCAGATGCCGATGCCAAATCAATACCACCTGCAGCTGCCAAGTTTAATACAGTCGGCAATGTGGTACACATTTGTTCTGTATCATAGCCTGCCAGTGCTAAGTAATTTAAAGCCTCAGCACACTCACTAGCAGAAAAGGCCGTTTCTGAACCCATCTTTTTAGCAAGTTCTCCAAGGGTATCCATCGTATTCACAGACTGACCATTGACCATAGACATGGAATCTTTCGTGATTCCCATTGTTGCCTGAACCTGTGACATAGATGATTCAAAATTCGCAGCTGTAGTTACTGCTGCTGTCCCTAAAGCCGTAACACCTGCCGTAACAGGAAGTAACTTCTTACCAGCACTTGAGATATTATCCCCTGTGGTTTTTAGTTTTTCACCCGTAGCAGCAATCTTCTGAACTGCAGTGGCTGATTGATTTGCCTGAGTTTCTAACTTTTTTAAATCATTCTCTGTTTCAATGATTTCTCTTTGAAGTGCATCATATTGCTCTTGTGAAATATCTCCATTAGCAAGTGCTGTATTAGCTTGCTCTGCTGCCGTTTTTAATGTTGTTAATTTCTCTTTTGTTTCAGATACTGCATCAGCAAGTAATTTTTGCTTTTGCGAAAGAAGTTCCACATTACCTGGATCCATTTTCAGAAGTTTCTCAACATCCTTTAATTGGGACTGAGTGTCCTTAATGGACGAATTTACTCCCTTAAGAGCCGTTTGAAGTTTTGTAGTATCTCCACCAATTTCAACTGTGATACCTTTGATTCTATTCGCCATTAAGTATACCTCCTTTCAAAAATGGGTATTAAAAATGCCCGGACTTGTCCGAGCATAAAGAAAGCACCTACCATTTCTGATAGATGCCTTATATCTTATATTGCTATTTGAAAAGTTTTAATCATCATAGCCATCAAATATCTCAGCCTGTTCATCTTCTGATAAACCATAGAGTTCAAATTCTTCATAGATATAGTTCTCATCCATAATTTATTTACTCATCCTTTCCACTAACAACATACACTGCTGCTCTAGATGTAAATTTTAAATCTCCATTCGCATCCATGCTTCTTTTAACATTACCAACTTTTCCTTCTCTAACACGAGAATTGAACATTTTACCCAATCTCGCTCTTACAATAGAGGGTTTTAAATTTGCATCTTCTGCCTTAACTACAGAAATTTCTGCAAATGATGGTAATTCTACTAAAGTAAAATCCACATCAATAGGTTGAGACTTGGCCTCTTCCTCAAGCGTTTCAAGCGCAGTTTGATAATCAAAAGGATTTTGTTTATACATTTTTTCCAGCAAAGTAATAAGATAAACATTTACTGTGCAATTATGTTCATTTGCATCTCCTTGTAACAATTCAAACAAATCATCATCGATAGATAAATTAATACGTGCCATAGCTAATTCCTCCTTTAATTTATGTTGCATTGTGATGTTGTGCAACTATGTTTATGAATTTATTATAATGGCATTGTGCAACTATGTCAAGCTAAAATTTATCAAAGTCCTCCTGTGTTGCAAGAGTATCATACTCATAATCATCATTCCTACTTTCTGCGAACATATCATTGACCATTCCAATCGTAAGTAAATCCAAGTCACGAATGGATAAGCCAAGTTGCACACATCTTAGCAGGAATAATGGCGTTGTCATTTCACGGTCTGTTGGACGAACTTTTTTTTAGCATCTACCTCAGTTTGAATATTAAGTCCCCATAACTGAATTAACTGTGGAAGAACCTGATATATAGAAAATGTATTAAACTCATCCAGCCACTCTTCTGGTGTATCAGGAATTGATGCATCTGCGTGTTTGGCCATGATATAGGCAATATTCTCAAACATTTCAAGAGAAAACATATCCAAGTTGGATTGCTCTGCATCACCATTACCGATACTCTTTTCAAGTGAACTCAAATCTTTATAAATATCACGATGGAACTTCATACGATAAATTCTTGGAATTGCTGCAGATGCCCTAAAAGGCACCTGCTTTCCATCAATCTCAATATTTTGTTTCATGCTCATCTGCTAATCCTCCTTACGCTTTTGATGTTGTAGTAGATGTTGCCTTAGTAGAACTGGTAGCCGACAATGTTGCCACTGTTTCTTCTACTGCTACTGTTGGAGAATATACACTCTTGTACCAGTTGGTATAAACTGTATCAGTGGTGCTATCTCCTGTTTTTGCTTTGACACATCCATTTGCCATAGGTCTTGCTTTAACAGTCAGTGTTTCGGTCTGTACTTCTTTATCCTCTTCATTGGTTTTAGATTCAATGGTAGGACGAGATGCAGAACAGTTATAAAGAACATGACGGATTTTACGAATATCTCCATCAAACTCGAATAACAGTGCAAAACTTCCTGTTTCACTATTTGCATTTTCTACAAGTACATTATTTGAATCTGCCTCTTCCTTTAAGATATCCGTTCTAAAATCTTCTGGAATCATAGCAAGTTCCAAATCACCCTCATATCCTTGATTGTTGTTGATGGTGTAATATTCTACTCCATCAGCATAAAATGATTCTGGTTCTCCTGTTGGATCCATTGCAATAGATACAGCACCAGGCATAGGCACAGGTGTCTCAAACGATACTGTTCCTTCCTCACTCACGCTAATTGGGGCATAATGGACATTGCAGATATTAAACTTAACTTTGTTTTTCTTAGGCATTGTTTGTACCCTCCATTTCAAATTGATATAGGACTTCATACAGCTTTTCGCTGTCAATCCATGTTTCGGATTTACCATAAAAAATAGAGGCAGCATCAAGAGCATCCTCTACCATCTGTTCCACCGCTAAGTCCTTTGTATCGGTGTACAGTTCTATTCTCACTTCATTCTTTTTGTAATACGCTTTTCCATCCGCTGAAAAATTATCACTACCTGGTATTAGATAACAGATAAATGGTGGATTAGGAGATTCTCCTTCTGCAAAATGGTCATATGCAAAAGGTATCCCACATTTCTTTAAAATCGTTAATAGTTCTTCCATCATCAACCTCCCAATGCTTTATCAATTTCTCGTTCTAAAATCGAGATTGCTTTCTCTTCTGCTGGTGCAATATGAGGTTTAGCAGTTGTTCTTCCACCACCTCGTTTTGCATGACCAAATTCTAAAAGGTGTGCTAACTGATAACGGTTCTTGGAATAGACAGTGACTTCAAGTACATTTGCAGATTCCTTCGTATTTTTTACTGACCAGCTTTTGGCATAAGTGCCTTTATTCTTTGGTGCGTTTGCCTGTATTTCTTTCCTTACAGATGCACCTGCTTTTCTAACAGAACTTTTTAAATCACTTGTAGCAAGGTCTGCATAATCCTGCAGTCCCTTCATAATTTCAGTAGCCATTGAATCAATGGAAACTCTGTCACTCATACTTACTTCCTCACTTTCTTACATTTGAATTTCAAACTATTCTTTTTGTAATTCATATGGTCAACAGAAAGGATGTCATATAGTTCTCCAGAAAAAAGTATTCTGTATTTTGTGGACTCAATTACGGATGCCTTCCTACAATATCTGACTGTAAAAGACAGGTCAGAATCATCCACTATCATTCCTGCAACGGATACTTCTTTTCCCCCCTCGCCACTCACTGTAGCGTGACATGAATAGTAATCCTCCCAGGTATTTGTATGATTTCCAATGGCATCAACCACCACAGCGTTTTTCTGAAATACTACATAAACATTTAATAATCCAATTTCCATTAGAATCCCTCCTGTCTGCTGCCAAATAGCAGTGAGCGAAGAGTAATCATCAGGGCATGATGGTCTGCATCTTCTCTATGTTCATACAAATAACCAACCGTATACATCATGGCTGCCTTCGCATTATCATCTGCTTGAAACACAGCAGCATCATCCGTTCTAATAATATCCATACAAATTCTCTTTGCACTTTGCATCAAGTACACGATAAGGGAATCATCATCTTCATAATCCACACGAAGGTACTGTTTCATTTCTTCTAATGTCACAATCATATCTATCACCACCTCTAATCATGAAAATCAGCAGTGCCGTTTTCTAAGTGACACTGCTGTTTTTATTTAGGCTTTTGTAGTAGCCTGTAATTTCAAAATCTGAACTGCCTCTGGGAGTACAAGTTTTCCATCCACACGTTCTTTTGCAACATAACCAATCATGCCATTTCCTGCAAACAATTCATTTAGCTGCTTGAAAGAACGAGTGCCACGGTCACCGATGTTGTAATATTTGTAATCACCAAATGCGATAGCATCTTCTGGAGCATAGGCTGATGTGTGAACAGCATATCCAAGAATTCTATCAGGTTCTCCAAGCTGATAGGAAGGCTGCCAGATATAAGCACCGTTGTTATCCTTCAACTTACGAATCGCTGCAAGTGTCTTATCATTCATAATGAATGATGCATTTTTACGATATGGACGTTTTAATGCATATACAAGTCCCATAACATCATCTGATTTGATTGCTGCTGTAAGTGTATCTTCTACTACTCCACCACCTGTTGTGGCAAAGATACCAAGTGGCTTACCAACACCATCACCATTTAAAAACGCATCTTCTTCTGCATTAGCAAGTGCCTTACCAAACTGAGTGATGATATAGTTTTCAAGACCGAAAGCATTATCATAAAGCAATTCTTCTGTAACTTTGATAGCCACATGAAGTTTATGGGCATCCATTAAAATCTGGTCAAAAGTTGCATCTCCAAATGTTAATGCTCCACCTTCTTCAATCCATGATGCTGCAGGCTTTGTAGCTGCAATATTGATTTTATGCTCTCCGCTTGTAGTAATCTTTGTTGCAAGAGTACGAACAATATTCTCTTCATCAAGAACATCAATTAGACGATGGTCATATTCTTCTGGCACAAGGAATCCACCATCAGCATCGACACCTTCCTGCAATACGTTATTAACACGTTTGAAGTTAGAACGGATTGCATCAAGCATTGCTACCTTATACGCATCAGATGCTCGTCCTGTCTTTTCTTCTTTTGTTTTATTCATTCCAGGCTTAGTAGTAAGAGGTGTATTTACTGGCTTACTAAGTTCTGCCTCCATTTGTTCCTGACGCTCCATACGAGCAATCTCTTTACCAAGGTCATTGATTTCCTGTTCCATACGTCCGTATGTTGCATCATCCTCAGCTGTCAGTGTACCTTTTTCAGTACGATGTGAATCTAAGAATGCTTTAGCTGCATTCCAAGCTGTGTTACGTTTCTCACGCAATTCTAAAATAGTCATAATTTTTCTTCCTCCATTAAATGTGATTTTTGATAATTTCTAAACGCTCCATCAAATCTGATACAGTGCGTTCTTTGACTTCGGGTTTCTCTATATGGCATTTCTTTGCCAACTTATCCATAAGCGAATTTGTAACAGCAATTGGTGAGAACAATGTCACACCCTTTTTTTGTTCTTCATCTTCTCCGTCTTCCTCCTGATCCACAGAACGTTTCATAATTTCGTCTGCAAATCCAAGTTCGACGGCACTGTGTGCATCCATCCAAGTTTCTGCATCCATTAGATGTGATAACTTGGCTCTACTCATACCTGTTTTAATTTCGTAGGCATTGATGATGGATTCTTTTACTTCTTCCAACATAGCAATAGCTTTTTGCATCTCTGCCGAACTACCAAATGCCACTGTTGCAGGGTTGTGAATCATCATCATGGAAACAGGGGATACCATAACTTTTGTACCTGCCATTGCAATAACAGATGCTGCTGACGCTGCAATTCCGTCAATCTTTACTGTGACAGCCCCTTTATAATCCACAAGTAAGTTGTAGATTTGAGCAGCCGCTACACAATCGCCACCTGGACTGTTAATCCATACCGTGATATCTCCTGTACCTGCATTTAGTTCATCCTTAAACAGCTGTGGGGTAACATCATCATCAAACCAGCTTTCTTCTGCGATTGTTCCGTTTATTGTCAGAACTCTCTCCTGAGTCTGTTGCATCGTTTCCTGATTCGTTACCATCCTGTTTGTCCATTTCCAGAACTTCTTCGTTTTCATCAGAATCTTCCTCCTCTCCGTTTGTATTTGTACTTACTGCAAAAATCCCTGCATCCTCAAGCTTGGTCATATTGCCATTGATAAGATACAGGTCACCACCCTGCTCCACAGGGATACGGTCTAAGTTCTCAAGTTCACGGATATCATTGGCACTCATCCAACCATTCTGTCTCGCAGTTGCATAGCCACTCATACGGCTTGCATAATCACCACGAAGAAGTCCGTCTACATTGAACTTGATAAAATAAGCAGCTTTATCTTTTTGTGGAACAAGTGAACGAATCATTGATTGCTCCCACCGTACAAGCCAAGGCTCAAGAGTGTACTTCACAAATTCCAAAGACTGCTGCTCAATATTAGAAAAGCTCGATTTCTCCAAATCACCCACCATATGAGGTGGCACTCTGAAGATTCGAGCTATTTCATCAATCTGAAATTTTCTTGTTTCGAGGAACTGTGCCTCGTTAGGAGAAATAGAAATCGGTGTATACTTCATCCCTTCTTCTAAAATTGCAACCTTGTGAGTGTTGTTTCCGTTGAAACCTTTATTCCAACTTTCACGAATGGCATCTGGATTCTTTACTGTTCCTGGATATTCAAGTAATCCTCCTGGGGTTGCTCCATTAGCAAAAAACTTGGCTCCATATTCCTCTGTGGCAATGGCAAGACCTATCGCATTCTTAGCCATAGCTATTGGAGAATATCCAACAAGACCATCAAATCCAAGACCAGGAACATGAAGAACATCGGATGGTTTTAAATTCACTGTTCCTGTTTTCCTAGTGTGAACATCCGAATCCGATACTTGATATTGATAATAAATATGCCCCTTATCATCTCTGTCTACAGTCATTCGATTTGGCATAAGAGGATATAGCGCTACAACTTCTCCTTTACCATTACGAATAATCTGAGCATAGGCATTTCCCCACAAAAGCAAATGAGTCATTAATGTTTCCCGAAACACAAAGGATGTCATTTCAGGGTTTGGTTCATCATGAAGTAAGAAGTACAACGCATTGTCCATCGCTTTTTCTTTGCCACCGTTATCTGTATAGCGATATAAGTGTAGTGGAAGTCCTGCAATAGCCTCTGATAATATTCTTACACAGGCATACACCGCGGTCATCTGCATGGCAGACCTTTCATTTACCGGCTTTCCTGCTGTTGAACTACCAAACCAAAAACGATATCCACTGCCATTCGTACTATCGGTCATAGGCTTATCTCTTGACCTAAATAATCCCGATATAATTCCCATAAGCGACCACGCTCCTTCCTAAATAAACAAAATGCCACGCTCATCATAAACAGATGCCGTGACTTCGTTTCCACATCGAATTGCTCTATCCAGTCCCATAATTGTTGCAACTGCACCATCAATCTTCTCTGTGGATTTCTCTTTATCAGCTTTAATATTTCCCGCAGGGTCTGTCCTGATGAAAATGTTATCCATCATCCAGCGAAGAACAGGATGTCCACCATGAGCGAGTTTCTGCTCTAATGTTAATTTCATCAATTCCTTTGTCGGAGGACTCATATCCTTAAATCCCTGCCCAAAAGGAACTACTGTAAATCCCATTCCTTCTAGATTCTGTACCATCTGAACCGCACCCCAACGGTCAAATGCAATTTCTCGGATGTTATATTTTTCTCCAAGTGATTCAATAAACTTTTCAATATAACCATAATGAACTACATTGCCCTCTGTTGTCTGAAGGTAACCTTGTCGCTCCCAGACATCATAGGGAACATGGTCTCTTTTAACACGAAGGTCGAGTGTTTCTTCTGGAATCCAAAAATACGGTAATACTACAAATTTATCTTCCTCATCAACAGGAGGGAATACTAATACGAATGCCGTAATATCTGTTGTAGATGAAAGGTCGAGACCACCATAGCATACACGCCCTTCCAAATCCTCCTCATCCACTTTAAAGGAACATGCATCCCATTTATCCATAGGCATCCATCTGATTGCCTGTTTAACCCATTGATTTAATCTCAACTGTCTAAATGAATTCTCCTCACCTGGATTTTGCTTTGCTGATTCACAGGCGGCTTTAACCTTATCAATACCTACTGTAATATCAAGTGATGGATTTGCTTTCTTCCATACCTTAGGATCCGTCCAATCATCACTTTCATCAGCACCATAGATAACAGGGTAGAAGGTCGAGTCATTTTTTCTTCCTTCCAAAATATCCTTTGCTTTTTGATGGGTTTCATAACAAATTGAATTCGTATCCGTACCAGCTGTAGTAATCAAGAAATACAGTGGCTGCATTCTGGCATCACCAGAACCTTTTGTCATAACATCAAATAATTTTCTATTCGGTTGTGTATGCAATTCATCAAATACAACTCCATGAATATTAAATCCATGCTTACTGTATGCCTCTGCCGATAACACCTGATAAAAGCTATTTGTAGGTTGGAATACAATTCGTTTTTGTGAGGCAAGTATCTTCACTCTTTTGGAAAGAGCCGGACACATTCTCACCATATCTGCTGCCACATCAAATACGATGGTTGCCTGTTGTCTATCTGCTGCACATCCGTATACCTCTGCTCTTTCTTCTCCATCACCACAACAAAGAAGAAGTGCCACGGCAGCTGCAAGTTCTGATTTACCTTGTTTCTTTGGAATTTCAATATAAGCTGTATTAAACTGACGATATCCATTTGGCTTTAAAGTTCCAAATACATCTCGAATTATTTTTTCTTGCCAATCTATTAATTCAAAAGACTTTCCTGCCCATGTACCTTTTGTATGACAGAGGCACTCGATAAAATTCACTGCATAATCAGCTGCATCCTTATCATAGACAGATGATTTTTCTTTGAATTTAGTTGGTGTATATTTCTTTAACTTTCTCACTATCGTTGCCTCCTTCCTCGCAATAAAAATAGCCGCCATAATAGCGACTACACAAAGAACAGTCCCCGAAAGAACTGCTCTTAAATATCTTTACTTTTTATTTGTTACTGCCACATCTGTGGATGGTATCTAATATCTGTTCCTGTTCTGCCTGATCTACCCCCATACTCTCAAGTGCCTCCCTTGTTCCACAATCAGGGCAGATAAGCGTTTGATTATCCACACGGGATAATGCTGGAGCAGAATGGTATGCCTTTCCACACCTTGGACATATTTTAGTTTCGCTTATTTCTTTTTCCATAGCTAAATGCCTCCTCTGATTTAAGTTGTGCCTCCGAAAGAAAATGTTCATCAAAGCCAAAGTTGATATATCCCTCCAGACAAGTGCTGACATACGATAGGGAAGGAACTCCTATTTCACTCTCCTCATGCATGATATACACAAAGCATTTTCTGATTCGTATCTTTCCAGACTTAATACTTTTAATCGGTAGTTCCATTTCCTTCTTGTAATAAAAGATTGGGAATCCTTCATAATGGTCAAGTGCATCCTCATCTTCCTTAGTGACTGACCATATTGCAACAGGAACACTGCTTCCATCCTTTGGCTCAATGGTTAGGTAAGAGCCTGTTCGACTGCCTTTAAAAAGTAATTCATAATCTTGAATCTTCGATGTACCAATGATTCGTGCTGATGGGCATCGCATCCTCATTTGTCTGATATTAAGGTTGCTGCCATAAGCAATGTAATAACGTTTCTCCATAATAATCCGTCCTTTCCGAAGGGATTACCCTTCTACCACCTTAAGACCGCCGTAGCGGTCATTGTTATAAAGTGGCAGGAGGCTAATTCCTGCGTGTTCTTCAAGCAATTCTTCCATTTCTAAATGCCGTGTCACCTGCAAGTCTTTTTGTAAGTGTTTCTCTTGCTGTTGCAAATTCTTCTCCAATGAATCCCATGCGAAGGAGCCAAGTTCTCATTGCGTATTTTGGATTTTCATTTTGTTGTGGCTTTGGACTTGCCGTCTTTACTGTTTTTGCCATTTGGCTAAGTGCTAAGCAAAGCTGAATGTAGCTTTTTAATTGACCTGCGTGAAGTCCATTCAGTTTGCCATCTGCAGGAGCATCAAATTGGAAAAGTCTGAATTCTACAGTTCCCTTAGTAAAGGTTGCATGGTAGTTAAGCATATGGTATCGGCTATCATTGTAATGATGGTCTCTGCCGTAAGCTGCATTTTGACTTGTGTACCAAATGTCTGCCAATTTAGCCATCGTCTTTGGTTTTCTTTTATTTAGCAATTCTAAGAAACGGGGGTCGACCGTTCTGCAATATCTGTGCATTCTTCCTCTATCTAAGCTTAAGGCATCTGCTAAGAGGCTTTCATGACTTGCCATGATGTTGGCTAGATTTCTTAGTGTCTGAGGTGTATGTCCGTTTGCTCCGATATGAATGTGGACCCCACATCCTCTTGTAGCATCACTTTTTGCACCTGCATGTCTAAGTTTTCTAAGCAGTTCTTGTAATATTTCAATATCATTATAAGTAAGAATTGGGGTTACCATTTCGCATTTCTGACTGTCGGGTCCGCTTATGCTCACATCTCTTTGAAATTTCCATTCTCTGCCTTGCTCATCCCATGCTGACCAAGTGTAGTATCCGTTTCTCCCTGCGGTATTTTCAAATCTTCCTGTTCCAAAGAATGTAGCCGCAAGCTTTGCTGCTTTATCCCTTGTTATGTTATTCATTTCGACCTCAACTCCGATGGTCTGTTTCTTCATTTCATCAATCTGGTTTGCTATTTTTTCGTTCATGATTTTTCCTCCGTGTTTGATGTATTTCCTTTCGGTAGTACATATATCACTCTAAACAACATAAATAGCAACTCAATTACGAATAATAATCTACACAATCTTTTGCCAAAAAAAACTGTGTGGATTATAACTTTTATTCCTCGTCAATTTTCCTGCATTTATCTTCTCCGTAGACTATATGGAGACCACTACCGTTATCCCAATGCACCATAATTGAGGCTATATCATCTACTCCCACTACCGTACCCTTTGTTCCTGTCGGTGGTGCTTGGATATCATCCATCTGCACTAGCTCGACCCTTGTTCCTTGGGGATATTCTTTGCGGATATGTTCCACAATTTCTTTACTCGGAAATCTCATCTGCTACCACCTCCTTCTTCTCTCCACTTTTAAAAGCAGATGACCCTGAAAGATTTTGAAGAAGTATTTTTCTTTCTGCCTTATATTCTGCTCCAATAAAGCCAAGCCTTAGAAGAAAGCATCGAAATGCATACTTTTCATTTTCCACATTTTTCTCTGTGTTATTGATTCGCTTTTGTTTCATACTCATCTCACCAAGTGCAGCAATCAGATGTGTATAGGCTTTGGTGCTGTCTGCATCAAATGTCTGTGTAAACCAAGGAAATGAAACCCTATCCTCACTGACTTCAATTGGTAATTCATCAATTCCAAGCGCCTTCTTAAGCAAATGTCCCTTAGCATCAAGCAATGCATTCAGATTTTCAACTGAAACCTTATCAAGTGGAAGTGCCACTGTAAGCCCCACAGTTTCGTTTTGTTTGCTTTCTTTCGTTTCCTTGGATAAATCCTTGCCTAATTCCAATGGCTCAACCTGGACAGTTATTTCGGCTGTAAAGCCTCTTTCAGAAATACTTTCAAGAAGATGTTCAATTTCCTCACTGTCTGCTCTGTCATCAAATGATACCGTTCCGTATCTATCGATAGTAAAATAATCAACCTCATAAGAGCAGGTTGGAACACCTTTATAAATTGCCTCCGCACCAGTTATTTCTGCAATTGCCATAACCAGTGCTTTTCTTTGCTTACCTGTCACACCATAATTAATTTCCATGTGAAGTACCTCCTTTATTTAAGCCAACTTGATTGGCTTTTGGTACATACATATATCACTCTACAAAGGAAAAATAGCAACTCATTATGTAGTAGAATTGCTATTAATTATTCTCCTGTATTTTGTGTGTAATACACAATGCCTGAAAGCACAAAGCAGACATTCGGTAAGGCTACTCCATTACCCCACATCTTATACTCAGCCGAGTCAGAATTAGGATTTTGTAACCATTTGAATATCTGCTTTCTTGTTTTTGGTTTTGTAGAAGTACCGACAATTTTACGATGTGTTTCAAATACATCTGCCCAGAAGTCTAGTTCTTCCTCCGAGGGAACTTTAATGCCAAGGTCATCACACCACCAATCAGGAAAACCTTGTAGTCTTGCACATTCTATTGGAGTAAGTCTTCTTACGATATATTCCAGTTCTCCATCCACATCATTTACAAGGGGTGGGTCTTTATAATCTCTTGCAGCAAGTGTTGCTGCTTTTTCTGTATTAATCTGCATGAAACTGCCTGTTGTCATAGAATAGCTAGGAACTGCAACTGCATCAGGTCCTGATGCTTTTAAAGTGGCATTTACACCATCAGCGCTGATACCCAAATTCCTGTAGAAATTCTTACCACAATTAATTGTTTCTCGGTCGATGGCATACACAACACCATGCCTGTCTACCGTATTTAAGGTATAGCAGGTATTTTCGTTAACTCCATCTCCATTAGGTCCATTCTTATCTTTTCTCCCAATCATTGAACCCTGCAAAGCTACAACAGCTATTCCACCTTGATTGCAATTTGGATTACCACCATTTGCATCAAGGGTACGAGCCGTATCCGCTGTATAGAATCCACTGTGAGGATTATTTGACTGCATGGAATTACTAGCCTTAGCACAGATACCAAATGCCTGTGGAACTTCAATTACAAACGGTTGATTATTTCCACCAGTGCCAAACGTAGAAAGAACTGTCTGAGCCACATCAAGAGGTCCTGTATATCTTGCATCCTGTGAATGATTTTCAAAGACAAAAGCTGGATGTACATTGCCCTGATCACCTAAGTTGACTGTGCTTGTTTCATCAGTGCTACCTTTAGTAGTGGCGGCAGTTCCTTCCCACGAGCATCGGCTCTTCGAAGAATACCCTGACAAGCCTTCTGACTCAAATAGTATTTTTCCGGCACACCCACTTGCAAAATCTGCGACAAGATAGATACGTCTTCTTCTTTGGGGTACTCCCCAATACTGAGCATCGACTGTTCGCCAGGCAATATCGAATCCATCTCCCACAAGATGTCCTGCTCCTGTCCACTTTTTAGGCTTAGGAACAGAAATGGTATCTTCTTTGACTGAGCATATGGATTCGAGGACTGCTTTGAAATCTTCTCCTTTATTACTGGAGAATGCTCCTGGCACGTTTTCCCAAACGATAAATCTTGGATATTGTCCATTCGTTGCACACCTCATTTCCTTTACAATTCTGATTGCCTCATAAAACAGACTTGAACGAGAACCATCTAGTCCATTTCTTTTACCTGCCACGGACATATCCTGACAAGGCGAGCCAAATGTGATGATATCTACAGGTTCAATCTCACCACCATTGATGGTAGAAATATCACCCATATGTTTCATCTGTGGCAGTCTTTTTGTTGTAACTCGAATAGGAAAAGGCTCGACTTCTGATGCCCACAAAGGGGTAATACCAGAAAGCAAGCCTCCTAAAGGAAATCCTCCACTGCCATCGAACAGACTTCCAAGTGTTAAATTATTCTGCATCCTCTTCCTCCACCTGCTTTACCAAGTCAGAGTACATGAGTTTTTCTCCGTTTCTCTCAACATATACATCATTTGGATTACCACCATCTTCAACATATCTTCTAAGAATTACAGATGCATACTTTTCATCAAGTTCCATCATATAACAGATACGATTTGTCTGCTCACAAGCCATCAATGTTGAACCACTGCCACCAAAGGTATCTACCACAATTCCATTTTCTTGTGAAGAATTTGAAATAGGATATCCAAGCAAATCAAGTGGCTTAGAAGTCGGATGATTCTTATTTCGCTTTGGCTTATCATAATTCCAAATAGTTGTCTGCTTACGGTCAGAATACCAGTTGTGTTTGCCATTCTTCAAAAAACCGTAAAGCACCGGTTCGTGTTGCCACTGATAATCACTTCTGCCAAGCACCAAGGAATTCTTAACCCAAATGCAGCACCCTGCAAGATGGAATCCTGCCTCTATAAATGCTTTTCTAAAATTAAGGCCTTCCGTATCAGCATGGAAGATATAAGCTGCACCTCCACCCTCCATATGTGCTACTACATTTTGAAATGCAGCAAGTAAAAAGTTATAAAAATCATCCCCCTTGATGGAATCGTTCTGAATTGTAAGGCCATCAGAGGACTTAAAAGATACACCATACGGTGGATCCGTTACGATAAGATTTGCTTTCTTTCCATCCATAAGTGCAGTTACATCATCTGCATTTGTAGCATCACCACAATATAATCTGTGTCTACCTACTGTCCAAGCATCGCCTTTCTCTACAAAGGCAGCCTTTTCAAGTGCAGCCGATAAATCAAAATCATCATCTTTTGCATCTGATTTACTATCTCCCATAAATAGGTCTGCAATTTCATCATCTTCAAAGCCTGTAAGTGAAACATCGAAGTCCTCACCTTGGAGAGATTCTATTTCAATCTTCAATAATTCCTCATCCCAACCTGCATCCTGTGCAAATCGGTTATCTGCAATAATATAAGCTTTCTTCTGTGCCTCAGTAAGATAATCCACTAAAACACATGGCACTTCTTCAATGCCTTCTTTTTTGGCTGCAAGTACTCTTCCGTGTCCTGCGATTATTCCATATTCCTTATCAATGATGACAGGATTAATAAAGCCAAACTCACGAAGAGAGGAACGCAGCTTTGTAATCTGTTCTGGAGAATGTGTTCTTGCATTATTTACATAAGGCACTAATTTCTCGATAGATACTAATTGCATCTGTGTTGTTGTCTTTGCCATACCAATCACCCCTAATACAATCCCCATTCAGCGAATTTTTCAAATCCACCAATGGAACAAATAAAGTCTTTTGCAATATCTACGATTTCTGAATATGGATGCCCATCAATCTCTGTATCTCCAATTGCACATACAAGTTCTACTGGCTTTCCTGTTTTCTGTGCTTTTAGAAATGCATAGATATTTACAGAAACATCTGCTTTGGATAAGTCCTTACCATGCAGTCCTCCACCCGTGATGGAATCTGCCATATCAGAACCAAGTTTTCTATTGGTTGCACCCGTATCAACATCAGTTCCTCCAGTCCAATCACCTAATGGATTAACCTCTGCTGTTGGATATTCATTTTTTAAAATCTGTGTATTTACATTACTCTGACACAAAATCATTCTTGCACCATCAATAATGTACTTTCCATCCGTCGGGTACTTCGAGAAAATATCATGGGCAATCTTCGACATGGCTTTCTGCTCTTCTGTAAGTGGCATCCCCTTAAAAATGCCATTATCACCACATTTTATTTTCTCTGCCTGATTATCTGACAGATGCATATCCTGTGGAACAATAACAATGTCAGTTTCAACTGCTCCTACAATTCTATGTATCGCATCAACAATCACATCTTCATCAAGATTGCTTACTGTGGTTTCAATAATTACATGACAAATACCATGACCAATTAAAACTTCGACTGCAATTTTGGGATTATCATCTTTCGCATATGCCTGATCTACAATAGCACCTGCAATTCTATCTGCCACCTTATCAGGGTGACACGGATTCACTTTTTCTATCATTGTTTAGTTTCCTTTCCTTGCTCTGAGCAGTCTTTCCATCACATCATCCTGTGGTGTTCCACCGCTGTATTCTACGGAGCAATTTTCTTTTACTACCTGGTAAATCTGATACCAGGATTGATTAACCTGTTTCATATAGGATTGGCTCATCGCAACATAAGGAGATGCGATGGCATTGCCTGTGGTTGGATGCTTTGCTAAGAATCCAAATTCCGATATACATTCCTCACATTGAATCCATCTCGAAACTGACATGGCGTATTGCTCTATCAACTGAGAACTAACTAGCTTGTCACAACCTCTTGCTTTTAGCCATGTGTAAGTATCCTTAAACACAGATTCAGCACACAGGTCTTTTCCATTTTTCTGTTTTGATTTCAGATATTCTTTGATGGGAGGTACATCAATCCCTTCAATGTCTGTAGGCTCTGGAAGAACCGTTGCGCCATTTAAACTTCCATCATTGATTTTATCTACGAGTGCCTTTGACTTACGTCCGGCACCAACTCTTTGACCGCCTCTAGCAGTACCGTCCTTTGCCATACTATCACCTCGCTTTATGGGACCTTGGTTAATACCCCGTTTGATTTTTTCTTTTTGTGCGTAAGACCCCACGCCCGTTCCACGGGACCATTAACAATAGAGATTCGAACCACCCCTACCTCGTTAATGGTTGTGCCATCTATCACCACTGTTAGCATGAATCTTTGCATGACAACTTTTACACAAAGCCATCAAGTTATCTCTGTCATGCGTTCCACCTTGTGACAATGGTAGTTTGTGATGTATCTCTTCAGTCTTTGAGTAGTGACCTTGCTTAAGGCACTCCTCACATAAAGGATGTGATGCTGCATAGCTATCACGAATGCGTTTCCACGCTCGTCCATACCTACGGCGTACAGCAGGGTCTCTGTCATACTTCTCGTAGCGTTTGTTCTCTTGCTTTTCATGTTCCTCACAAAAGCGTCCATCTGTTAAATTAGGACAACTAGGGAAAGAGCAGGGTCGCTTTGGTTTTCTTGGCACGTTTCCACCTCCAATCACGGTATAACAAAAGCCCCACAGGATTGCTCCCATGAGGCTCGTGCGTTACCGCTTTTTTATAATTTTCTATACTACCATTATATGCATATGTGCTATGTCAATCTACGGCAAAGTGTGCCAACCTTCTTCTGGCACTACAAAATTCTGTAATGCAGCTGAATGGATACGATGTACGGTACGACTTGAAACACTTAGTCTGGTTGCTATATCATCCCATGTCATATTATCAAGGTAACGATAACGAAGAAGTAAACGCTCTTCAATATCCTCCACCTGTTCTATTACCATATCCATCTCTGCTTTTAAATCCACAAGACGGTCAATTTCAGAATTGATTCTAGCCTCCATATCCATAATCTTACCAATCAGTTTTACAAAGGGAGCATCCGTATTTCTTGTAGAAGAAAAATGCTCTTCAAAACTAACACCTTGTATTCGGGTAGACATATCACGAAGTTCTTCTAGTTCCGCAATATGTGCATCTATTCTTTCATGCAGACGATATGCCTGCTTTAAGTATTCCTTTGCTGTCATATAGTTTGTACCTCCTCGTCCATTTTTAGATTTGCCTTAACCGCATGGATCAGGTCTGACTGTGTTTTTTCTTTTCTTCGTAGTGCCTTTATCACATCTTCATCAATTGTTCCTTTTGCAATAATATGATGAATGACAACTGTTTCATTTTGACCTTGTCTCCATAATCTTGCATTGGTCTGCTGATATAACTCTAGTGACCAAGTTAATCCGAACCACACAAGAGTGGAACCACCACTTTGAAGATTTAGTCCATGTCCAGCACTTGCGGGATGAATAACTGCTACAGGAATTGCACCATTATTCCAATCCTTAATATCCTTCGATGTCTTTATCTCACGAACATGAAATTTTTCTCTAATTCGTTGTAAATCATGGTTGTACCAATATGCAATAAGCAGTGGCTTTCCATTTGCACCTTCAATCAAATCTTCAAGTGCATCTAGTTTACGGTCATGAATATGAATAGCTGTAGTATCCTCATCATATACAGCACCATTGGCCATTTGGAGAAGTTTTCCCGATAATGCAGCTGCATTGACTGCATCAATTTCTGTATCTTCTAGGGATAAGACCATATCCTGTCTTAGTCCGTCATATTGCTCCCATTCTTTTTCAGATAGATGAACTTCAACTTCATTTAGGATACATTCTGGCATCTTTAGAAAATCTGCAGATTTCATAGATATGGTTATATCTGAAATTAATCTATAAATTGCATCTTCAGCACCATCTCTTGGTTTGTAGGAGAATATCATCTGCTGATTGCGTTTATCGGGAACAAAGAAGTTCATACGATAATGGCTAATATATCTTCCAAGCCGTTCTCCCATATCTAGGAGTCTGAACTCTGCCCACAAGTCCATAAGTCCATTGCTGCTTGGAGTTCCTGTAAGTCCTACAATTCGTTTAACTTTTGGTCTTACCTTTAACAAACTCTTGAATCTTTTTGCAGATGCTGATTTGAACGATGATAATTCATCAATGACAACCATATCAAAATCAAACGGATAACCACTCTTTGTAATTAGCCAGTCCACATTTTCTCTGTTGATAAGATAAATACTAGCTTTTGTCCTAAGTGCTGCTTTTCTTTCTGCCTCTGTTCCAATAACAACTGAATAGCTAAGACCATGAAGATGTTCCCACTTTTCTATTTCTGCAGGCCATGTATCTCTTGCAACTCTTAGTGGTGCAATGACTAGAACTTTGCCTATTTCAAATCGTTCATACATAAGTTCTAGAATAGCCGTTAATGTAATTACACTTTTTCCAAGACCCATTTCAAGCAGAACTGCTGCAACAGGATGTTCCAAAATAAAGTTAGTTGCATACTTCTGATATTCATGAGGATTGTATTTCATCAAGCATTCCTCCAATCTTTTCTATATCATCAAGCACATAACATTGAAAACCTAGTGTCGATAATTGTTTCATTCGTTTTATCTGTAAGGGTCTTGGCTTTTTGCCTGGAGCCTTTACCTCTACAAAAGCCATCTTCCCAAATGGCAGAAGTACCAATCTATCTGGTACTCCATCCACTCCAGGAGATGTAAATTTTAAGCAGATACCTTTTGCTGACTTCACTGCCTTAACTAATTTCTGCTCTACTTCTTTTTCACGCATTTTCGTTACCTCCATCAGGGATATATTTATGGGGTATGTCGCTCTATGTAGGGTATTTCTAATACTTTTATATATATAATTATTTTTTTCTTCTTATAAAAAGTTATATATATAAGTAGCATAGAGTGACATTGCAATTGGCATTAGTCTTCCGGAAAGAAGTCTGCTTTTAGCTTTAGTCCCTTTATATATCTGCCTTTTGTGTTTCTGAACCTTTCGAATCCTGCCGATTCCAAGGCAGTATAGAAATCTGCTGTACTACGAATAAATTCACCCACTTGGGTGCAAAACAAACGATATTCGTTATAAACCTCACCCGATTTAGATACATAGGATTCATCCACCTCACAACGCTCCATCAAGAAATATGAAAGCCAATCATTACTTTCCTTGTAATGTTCAATAGCATCACGCACCTTTTGTGGCGGTTCGATTCGATACTCATCTTGTATTACCTTCATTGCTCCATCAATCACCCAAGCCAGAATTGTTCCACCTGCTTTTTCATATAAATAATCCGCATAATTCTTAATATCTGCGCTGCCTTCAATTTTTGCATCAAATGGAATTACAATGAGTCTTCGCCATGTACCTTTATCAATTGCTCCGACTTTTGGCAGGTGGTTGGTATAAAGCACAAGAGTGTGTGTAGGAATATAGGAAAATGGATCCTTATATTTCTTCTCTGCATAAATTTCATCTGTAGAACAAAGTTGTTTGACATTAGCAGTGTTTAATCTCATGCCTTCTTCTAGCTCTGCTGCAATTAACATTCGTTTTCCTTTAGCCTCAGCAAGTTCTGGTTTTACATTTCTTCTGCATCCAACGGTCAACATATCAGCGGAGATATTGCCACTGTAACTACCAAGGACTCTCGATATCACATTCCAAAAAGTGGACTTACCATTACGTCCCTCGCCATAAGCAATAATCAGTGCCTCAACATAAACTTTACCGATAGCAGATAGACCTACCATCCTCTGAACATATTCGATTAAGTCCTTATCCTTTAAAAAGAAAGTATCAAGTGCTGATTGCCATATATCCTGTCCTTCAAAGTCGGGATTAACAGCAGTCTGTTTTGTAATAAAATGTTCGGGATTATGCTCTATCGGAGAACGCATCCCTTTTCTAAGGTCATAGGTAAATTCAGGTGTATTTAACAAGAACTCGTCAGAATCCAAGCTGCGTTGCTCCACTTCAAGCATGGGTCTTGCCTCTTTTAATGTGGCAGCAATATATTTAGAATCTCTGCGTTTGATTGCATATTTCTTATATTCGATTGCCTGTGTATACTGTTCAAAGGCATGAGACTGCTGCTTATTAAACATCTGCTCTGCTTTTTTAGGACCTACTGATACCAGAATTTCCATACCACCATTTTTCACAAGTTCATCCATAGCCTTTTTCATTTCTACTTCAGCCTCTTCCAGCTGGCGTTCCGTTAAATTCTGTGATACACCCTGTGACTTTGGTTTGGACTCTTCCCAATAGCTGTTGTTGTAAACCATATAATCTGTTGATGGGGAATAACGAAGAATTCCTTCATACTCTTTTGCCAACACCGTAGCTTGACCTACATCAGAGAAGTCATCTGGTTTTAATTTATAATCTGCATTATATTTTTCAGGAGAAATATATCCTTCCTGTGTTGCTACCTTTGTTCCAAATTTTGATGCACTATTCCATATCACCTTCAATTCGCTTTCAGGCAAAGGAGGATTACACTTTTCTGCCTGTTTGATGAATAGGGAATAGGCATCTTCACTATTGCCATAACGCTTGATGAGTTTGCCTGCTATATGACTCATAGTACTGTTTCTTTGTCCTTCCGGTACTTGCTCCATCTGAGCATCAAACTCTGCAAAATCATCTGCATCTAGAAAATCTACAATATTTTTATCACCATCATAAATCTCAACATCTGTTGCACTTGTTCCATATAGGAATCTTGCAGCATCAAGAGCATTGGTATCAAAGTATGGAAAAAACAGTGTAATTCTCTTTTTTAGTGCTGTGTATACATCCGCATCAGTAACTATCGGAATAACAAAAAACACATGAAATCTAGGTCTTGGAGATTTATCTCCTTTTGGTTTCATATGGTTTCTACTATATGATGCTGCGAAAGAAACGCCTGGGAAAGCAAGTGCCACATCTAGTGGGGTAAGCCAATCCTTCGGATTATCAGAATGGTCATTATCACAATCAAGGGGGATATTATCTGCCTCTTCAAAATTATCCTTACTGCGATAATTCCCTTTATATTTGGCAGTCACATGGTCTGAAGAAATAGCTGCAATAAAACTATCCTTATCCGTAACCACCATTTCATGTGGATACAGACAATTACCACTATTACCAACACAGTCTGCTGTATATAGAGTGAACTTAAGCATATTCTTCAACCTCCTTCATCTCCCAGTTGAACCAACGAATCTTCATTCTTCTTTTCTTTGCAACTCCTATTTCACGAGCCATACCTTTACTGATAACTCCACCAAACACCCATAATTCATTACATTTTCCAAGTAATACATAATTAAAATGCATAGCCATTTCTCTTTCTTCCTGCTCTCCATCATCTAAAAATTGTGGATACATCAAATGTGGCGTTACAGGAATACCATTTTTTTCTGCTGCAAATCGACTGAACTTACGGGCATTGTTTATATTGTTTTCAATATCTCCCGCATATGGACTACAGACATACACCAAAGGACGATAGGCAGCCTTTTTATCAGCTGCCATCTCCTCACGGTGGATATTGGTAAGTGCCTCATATGTTGTTGGGTCTGAGTAACCTTCGTGATTGTACTTATCAATACCCATGCCATTACACCTCCTGCTCGATAATTGGAGGCATTCCATCAGCCTTCATTAATCCGTAAATAAACAATCTTCCTTTTTGAGTCCAATAGGTATGAACCTTTGTATGGACATTTCCATCTGTTCCTGGATAACTGTGTGTTTTCGTGCTTGTATAACCTTTTTCTGCATACTTCTGATATAAAAGCCAAATATCGCCTTGTTTAAACTGCACACCTTTTTCATGGAGATAACGGTTCATCCAAATTGCAGATTTTCCATAATCTTTTGCAATTGCGGATGTAGAAATAAGGTCTTTACAATTAAGTACAACATCGTAATAACTAGCTTTGGGTTTCATTTCTGTAATCTGCTGATTCTGAATTGCAACAGTTCCAATTAGTTCTGCATTTTTCTTTTGCATCAATGCAAGCTGGTTATTCGCAAACTGTAATGCTCTTGCCATAACCGCCTCTGGAGAATTCCATGCCTCTTCAACTTTGATGAAATATTGACGGAACTTTCTACCTGTTTCAGTACGCTGAATCATACAAATTTGTTTTGCCATATCAATTGTTAGCTGATGGTCGATTTTGTTTTGACCTCCATGCGACTCGCTTTCCAAATTTGGAAAGCAAGATATATAATCAATACCTTCTACAAATCCGTAATCACACATGCGGCTAAACCATGTTGTATAATTGCTGCCTATTTCTAATGCAGCATGTAATTCTCGTCCACTCACAGTAGGACGGTCACTGTCAAAACTGATTCTGATTAATTCGTTCATTGCGAATTACCTCCTATGATTTTTTGGAGACCCTTGCCTCCTAAGTCACAGGCAAAGAAAAAGGACGAGATTTTAACCTCGCCCTAAAACTTTTTCAAAAATATTTTTTTAGTCCTTTTTATAGAAGTTGCATTCATAACCGTCAGCACGAAGGAGCAGTCCTTTTGCCCAAGGTGGTGTTCTTCCCATTTGCTCACATACAGCATCAAGTGACACCTGCTTATCACATTCAATAATCATTTCATCATGAACATGAGCCACGATAGAACAATGCCTTAATGTCTGCATGGAATACATTAAAATATCCCTGGCAATTGCCTGCGTAATATTCTCACAAAATTTAGGTCCATAACTTTCTAATCGTTCCCACTTCTTCGTGCCACCAACACCTTCATAAGTAACTGCCTCACCACCAAATTGATTCTCACCCATACGTGGCTTTACATAAGCAAGTCTTCTTCCTGATGGTAATGTGATAAATAGAAATCCACTCTGATAGTCAAATCGAATTCCATGTGTTTTCGTTGTTATCCTCTGCTTAACACAGGTTTTTACGGCATTATCCACATCCCACCATAAAGCTGTAATACAAGGATTAGAGTTTCTCCATGCTGTAACAAGTGGCTGCAATTCTTCTTCCGTTAAGCCCATATCCAATGCTCCCATAGCTTTTAATGCTCCAACGGATCCACCATAACCAAGTGCTAATTCAGCAATTTTTCCCTTTTGACGAAGATGCCCATTAACACCATGCTTTTCAACCGGAACTCCAAACATCTGTGATGCACTGCTGCAATAGATATCTTTTCCTTCAGCAAACACCTGAATTCTCCATCTCTCGCCTGCAAGCCAAGCAAGTACACGTGCCTCGATAGCTGAAAAGTCAGCTACTATAAATTTTCTATTCCCTTGTGGAATAAATGCTGTACGGATTAATTGCGAGAGGGTATCTGGTATATCCTCATACAGCATATCCATCGCACTATAGTTTCCACAACGCACCAAACCACGTGCCTCTGCTAAGTCTGATATATGATTTTGTGGTAAATTCTGCAATTGTATCAATCTACCACTGAATCTTCCAGTTCTATTAGCTCCATAAAATTGAAACATTCCTCTTGCTCGTCCATCCTTACATATGGCATTTTCCATAGTCGTGTATTTCTTTACCGATGATTTAGCCAGCTGACTTCTAAGTGACAGTACATCAGCAAGCTGTTCAGGTGCTGTCTTTATCATATCTGCTACTGCCTTTTTACCAAGTGTATCTGTCTTTAATCCATTATCCGCAAGCCATCCTTTCATCTGCTGCACCGAATTAGGATTTTCCAGGTTCGTAAGATTTTGCATTTGAAGAGTTAATTGCTTTTTGCTACGTTCATCAAATGCAATTGCATAGGCTACAAGCTGCATATCAATACCTATACCACGGTCATTGATTTCCTGATCCAAGTGATACTCATCCCACACACTCTCTGTTACAGGAAATCTTGATAATTTATCCTGAATACCCATCTCTGTTTCAACATCTCTGACATTGTATAATTTAAATTGCCTCCACTTATCCATATCATGTTCTGGCAAATTACGAGTGCGACCACCATTCACTTTTGTTGGAGTGCAGGGAACACAGAAGTATTTGATGAGGTTTTTCCCATCTAAGAGTTTCTGCTTTTCAAGACCAAGTACAGCACCGACTCCTTCTAGTGATAATGGCAATCCCAATGTTGCAGACCATATCATGGTGCAGTGCCAAGATGATGGATTGAGGTATCTTGCACACTCCTGTGATAACGGATTGCTATCATAATAGGGGTCAAGACTGATACCCAAATCAGATAAGTATCTCGATAAACACACACGTTCAAACTGAGCGTTAAATGCCCATTTTACAACAGTTTCATCTGTGAGTGCTACAATAATATCTTTTGGAATCTGTTCTCCCATAGCCAAATCTATAACTTTCACTTCGCCACCATCTACCGAATATCCAAACAGTAATATTTCAAAGTCATCGCTTTCTGCATAACGATAGACCCCTGACTTTTGCAAACTAACACTGCTGTAGGTTTCAATATCAATAGATAAACTTTTCATGTAATCATTCCTTTCCATATAAGCAAAGGCAGTGAAGTTTCCTCCACCGCCTGTACTACTAATTCTATTTCGATGTATTATTCTTTTTACTCTTACGCTCATCAACTTTCATCTTAATCAGTACAACGATATTTCCTATGAAAGTCCCTATCACTGCACCAAAGCATACAGAAAGCATTAAACTTTGTACTGTAGTCATGTTTTAGACCTCCTTATGCTAAGAAATCATCATCAGCCTCAGTTGTGAAATCATCAGTAGCACTGCTGCGACCACCAAGTGATTCTCCATCTCTGAGTTTCTGAATATTGCCAAGACCACAAGCTACACCTTTGTTACCATTGGAATTAAATGCGTAGAAATTAAGTGATACACGAGCATAGCAACCACTGTATACTTCATCACGGTCAAGGATAGGTTTTACAGCCTTGTCCACAATCTGAGGTGCTGTTGTACTATTTGCATTGATGAACCAATGACCTTTATAGGCCTCATCTTCACGCTCTACATCTCCATCTCTTAAAGGAAGTTTAATTGCTGCTTTGTTTGGTTTCTTGCCTCCAAATTTTGCTACACCTTCTTCAATAGCAGCATCAATTGCTACATTAATTGCATCTACTGTTTCCTTATCATCCTTTGGAATCAATACAGATACGCTGTACTTTTCAGGACCATTGTTAATAGATACCGGCTCCCATCCGTGAAAATAAGAAAGTCTTGTGTTCTTACCAGTAATAACTTTAGTTTTGTTTACGTTTGCCATAATAATTAATCCTCCATAATTTCGTTAAATTCGTTTTTGGCGTCTGATACATTAATTGCCTGTCTTTTATCCATATTTGAAACAAGAGTAGGCTTTCCAGGTGGTTTGTAAATGAGGTCACCCAGTATTTCCTCAAATTGCTTTTTACCCATCAGTTTTTGCATATCCGTAAGTGTGATAAGACTCTGACGATAAATATCTTTATATCCATTTGCTACTGCTGCCTCTGCCACTGCTGTTTCGTCCTTGTACTTACGAACGGAACGACCTTCTACAACTTTAAATCCACTCCACTGTTTTCCGTGGTTAATAGCAGAATCCGTTGCATAAGCCATAATTTCATTTGCCCACTTTGTTAGATCAGGAATAACCGATAATACGTCTTCGATTTCCTCATCCGATAAAAGCGGTGGAAGTTTAAATTCTTCCTGTGCCAATTTCATTTTTTCTTCTGCTCTTGCTCTGCATCTGACTGCTGCCCTGCAGAAAGTACACCACTCACCAAGACAATAATCACCTTCGCCATTGATTGCCATATTAGCCTTTGGCTTTAATACTTCTTCTGCCCACTGTGTTAATTCTTCTACTGGAATTGTCCATGTACTGACATTTTCTCTACGTGGCTGAAAGATAGACATCGATACTTCCTTGATGTCATATAAGCTATCATAGATTGCAAGAGCACCTAGTGCATAGCATTTCATTTGTGGATTTTCATGAGCATCCACCAATACTCCAAGACCATATTTAAAATCAATAATATGCAGCTTATCATCAGATACAATCAAACAGTCTGCTGTTCCATAGCCATCTGGCACATAGGCAGAAAAGTCAACGTGCTGTTCAATCAGTACCAATGAATCCTTGCATGACTGCTTTGCGATATCAACTTGCTCCATAACAAAATCCACATAGGCATCAGTATGTTCCTGCATTTCGTCACTATCATATCCTGATATGGGACGTTTACTTCTCATATGCAATGCCTTCTTTAATTTGTGTTCGCACATTGCATGAGCAGCTGTTCCTTCTTCTGCTGCCTGGCTTGTTTTGTTTTCAAATTCTGATTCTAGCATTGCACTTTTAGTACAATTAAGCCATCTATGAGAACTTGATGGGGAAAGGAATGCGTGTTTACTCATTACCAAGTACCTCCGCATCTTTCATAATGTCTGCATAATGCGTAGGGTCGATATCTGATAACTTAGTGCCACCATATTTTTCAATCAATCCCTTTACTTCTGCTGTAAGACCATTCTGACTTTTTATAGCAAGAATGCCTCTTACATCTTCTAATGTGTATTCCTTTTTAGCAGCATTCTTTTTAATAGGCTGCTTTTCTTCTTTCACAGGGTCCTGTGTTGGAGTTGCATCCACTGTTGTAGATTCGTTTACCGTTATTGCATCTGCTACTGCCTGCAAACTATCTGCTAAAGAACGTACATCAGAAATTACATCAAGTAATAACTTTACTTTGCTCATAGGCTACCTCCTTCCTTTAACTCTCTGACATCAACGGATTCAACCGTCTGTCCTGGTGCTAATAAATACACTTGCGTAAAATCCCCAAAAAGAAATCTAACGATTCTTGATGGAAGTCGCATATCTGCACCTTTGAGAACAGTTGCTTTCTTTCCGTTCGGGTCAGAAACATTGATAGTAATCTTGTGTTTCAATGCCATATCCTGCACCTCGCTTTCTGTAAGGTGTTCTCCCTTACAAGTCACAGGCAAAGAAAAAGGACAAGATTTTAACCTCGTCCTAAAAAAGTTTAAATTTATTTGTAGTAATTCTTTTTTATATGTTCGACAGCCTTGTCCAAATGCTTCTTAACATTAGGAATGCTTGTCCCAAGTAGCTGTGCTACTTCGGTTAATGTACGTTCTTCTAATTTAACCATACGAAGGACTTCACGTTGCTTGCCTGTCATGGATTCCATCACTTCATATAAATGTTCTACTGATGAATCCGTGCTTTCAACAGTAGTCAATGATGCCTCATAAAGTACTTTGCTTTTATCTGAACCTTCCTCATCATCACCTACAATAAAATCTAAGGATAAATTCCAGTTACTTGGAAATGCCTCTTGTACAGCATCTTCTACTTCATCTTTACTTGGTGCATAACCACGTTCAGATGTTGTCTTGTCTACATAATGCTTTCTCCAAACTTCCATAGCAGCCTTTTCTTCTTCTGTTTTTTCTGGTCGAAGATTTTTATTGTTGTAATACACCTCGCTATCATCCAAAGAATGTAGAGTCTTTATATCAGCCTCTGTTACGCCATCTTCTCCTGGATGAATGGTAATGTATTCAGTTCTGTAACCTCCTTTTCCATCTACTACATCAACTGGGTAGCGATAAGTACTGCGTTCATCAATTCTTGTTTTTCGGATTTTCATTAATTTCCCTAGCCTTTCCGCCTGGTTCTCGCAGAGGGCTGGGATACAAATAAAGGTCGGCACTGTTGAAGTACCGACCTACTTTACCTGAAAAAGGTATAGGAAAATAAGGGTACTTCAATCGCACCTGTCACAACAGCAATTGCTGCGATGGTTTCGATATCTGTATCCCAGTACCCTATAGCTAATCAGGCCTGTGATATTGTTTGTTTATTGATTTCCCTTTTGGGAAGGTGTGGGTTGATTATCCAATCACGCACCACACCACTTTTTACCAGACTACTTTTTCTTTCCTGGTCTTGTTTGTGATAATGCACTTCCAGCTACAGACTTTGATGTATTGCTGTAACGTCCATCTCTCAAAACTTTACTTGCTTTAGTAGCCACAGCTTTTGAAGTTTGTTTTAAATTCTTTGACATTTTACGCACCTCCTTTATGATTTATTTGATAGGCTTTTTCTACCTTCCTCTATATAATAGGTTTTTTCATTCTTTAAAAAAATGGATGTAGTATGGGTAAAGTATGGGAGAAACATGGAAAACAAAAAATCTCCTATTCAATAATTGAACAGGAGACCTAAGTAATTAACTGTATATTTGATTGCTAGTCAAAATCACTGATTTTAACTATATAAAACTTTGCATTTTTGTAGTTTTCTTAGATTTCTTGAAAGGTCACATATAAAAATGCACAGTTTAAATTGTAGTTTGCGAATTTTAGTGATATAATATTTAAAACGATTTATTTTGTATGCCAATATTGAAGGAGGGCTACATTAATGCAATTCAGCTACAATAAACTATGGAAAATATTGATAGATAAAAGCATGTTAAAAAAAGACCTTATGGCCAAAGCTGGAATCACTTCTTCTACTATGGCTAAAATGGGTAAAAATCAACCTGTTAGCATGGAAGTTCTCGGGAAAATATGTACTGCACTTCAATGCAACATTGGAGATATCGTTGACATTATTTTATAGATAATAGTAACAGAAAGGTGGTCATAAGGATGAAACGACTCTGTTTCGGTACTCTTTTTACGATTTTGTATCAGGCCAAAGCACAAAAAGTAACAAACCCAATATTATGTGATGCTATATTTTGTGCCTTCGGTGCAGATTCAACTGAATTACGTGACAGTTCGTTACCAGGCCATCTAAAAAATGGACATGATAATGTTCCACCAGATGTTATTAAGGCAGCACGTAACAGTAATTTCAACGATGTGCAAAAAAAGTTTCAAGAATCGGTTGTCCCTTTGGTAAAAGATTCTTATCGCTTTGCAATTGTTCGTGCCATAAAAGATATTCTTAAAGACGATTCAAACATTATAGATTCAACAGTCATTGGGTACATCGCAGGATATGAAAAGAGTAATATTCTCAATTCTTCTACCTTTAATTTTGCTGGTCTTTTATCTTCAGTATTTCGTTTTGCAATTGTTGAAGTTGCTAATCAACCATGTGCAAATGATATTAGAACACTTGATAAAAACATAATTAAAAAGTACGAAAATGGCTCTGATGAAATTCACTTTGAAAACAAGACACCCGATGAGATTAGGCCTTTACAGAAAACATTGAATGACCCTAACTTTGGTCGTGTCTTTCGGCAAGTATCATCTACCCAGATTATTGGTTTATCAAATCCTACAACAGCACAAATTTATAGCACAAATATAAATAATTTCAAATTTGCATTTAAGGATTTAAAAAGTTATCTTCTTGATAATATTGGTAGTTATGTTCTTTCACGAGCCAAGATAGCTGAATCCGAAAAATCAAAGAAAGCTATGGCAGCAGGTTCTCAGGCTCTTATAAAATTTTTACGAGCATACTCCACAAACGCTGATGCCGTTCTTGGAGAAATGTTGCTTTATATTTTTTTAGAACAAGAATTAGATGCCCCTAAGATAATGAGTAAAATTGAAATAAATGATATAGGTGGAGATGTTGTCAGTAAAAGTGACGGAGTTCATCTTCTTTCTGATAATAGTTCTGGTATTCCATATCACCAGCTTGTTTTTGGTGCTTCTAATATTGTGGGAGATATGCAAACCGCTGTTGACCGTGCTTTCAATAGAATAAAATCCATTGAATCTAATAGCACCTCTGAACTACAGATGATTGAAAATACAACTCATAACAGCATTTATGACAAAGAAACAACGAATTATATGCTTTCACTGCTTATTCCTCAGAAAACTGATTCAAATGTTCCTGATATGTCCTTTGGAATATTTCTTGGATACACTATGAACATTGACCCAACCGGAATGAACAATAACCAGTTCCGAGATGCTGTAAAAACACAATTACAACAAGACATTATGGCAATAGAGCCCTATATCTTAAGCCAAATACAGTCAAATTCTTTTGAGGGATACAGTTTTTATTTTTATATCGTTCCATTCAACGATGCCCCAAACGAGAGAACAAATTTAATAGATGAAATGACGGGAGGGTACTAATATGCAATTGCCACGAAACGGTACTCTTGCTGAAGAGTTGTATCGTAATATAGACTGCAATGAATATTTACAGGAGATATATGCTTCTCTCTTGCACAATTATTCTATTTGCTTATTTGACATTGATACACCATTACAGGAATTAAATATAACACATGCTGTAAGATTTGCAGATATCCTTTCCAAGGCTGCAAATGTTGAAAACGCAGACAAATATAAATTATGGGGACAGGAAATTGCTATCCTCTTAAACTTGATTTATCCAGATAACAAAACCATTAAACATTATCTAGGTGCTGTCTTATCTTCTGTAGGTAATTATAGAGGTCTAAAATCACCATCAGTTGGTAATTTTCAAAGTGCTGATATCCTAGACCGATTGTATTATTCTTTTGATAAAGACGCATTACTTATTCCAGGAAAAGAAGATGAGTATTTTTTCCGAGACCAAAAAACTGTATATGATGGTTTGAATTATCAATACTTCAGTTATTCTGGTCCCACTTCGATGGGTAAATCTTTTGTAGTACAAACTTATATTACACAGCAAATTGAGAATGGATCCAGCAAAAATTATGCAGTTCTAGTTCCAACAAAAGCACTTATCAATGAAGTCAGAAGCAGTCTTTTCAAAGACCTGCAAACAAAACTCAATGAGACCAATTACCGAGTTGTAAGTGCTGCTGGAGATTTGGTCTTACAACAAGACCATCACTTTATTTTTGTCATGACACCTGAAAGACTTCTTCATGTTCTTATTGGAATGCCAAAGGTAAAGATTGATTTTTTATTCATTGATGAGGCACATAAAATATCACTTCGTGGTGGAAGGAGTACGTATTATTATAAAGTTATCTCTCAGTTATTACGTTTAGAACAGAGACCTACTATTGTATTTGCATCTCCTAACATACCAAATCCTGAAGTATATTTGAACTTGATACCAGGAATACAACCAGAACAAATAAAAAAATTAGCATCAAAATATGCACCTGTATGCCAATTTAAATATTTTATTGATGTTCCATCAAATAAAATATATCAACACAATGATTATACAAAAACATTATCATTTTTGGAAAATATACCATGCAATTATACATTAAGTGATATTATCACTTGCGTTGGACAGATAAAGCAAAATATCATTTATTGTAGTTCAAGACAAAAAGTTATAACCTACGCTGTGGCTTATGCAAAATCATTAAATCCATCAGATGATGCAAAATTGCAAACCTTGGCTAAAGAAATACGTCAAGAAGTACATAATGATTGTTACCTAGCCGATTTGATTACTAAAGGTGTTGCATATCATGTTGGGTATCTTCCTGCTAATATTCGTCTTCGCATAGAAAAAGCTTTTGAAGATGGCATTATTCGTACAATTTTTTGTACAAGTACATTGGTAGAAGGTGTAAATCTCCCTGCTGATAATTTGTTTATCACAAGCTACCGAGATGGTCCTGCTAATATGGATGAAGTGGAATTCCGAAACCTTATCGGGCGTGTTGGTCGAATTAAATATAACCTATATGGAAATGTATTCTTAATACGTGAAAATGATACCCTTAAAGAAGACCGCTATATATCATTATTAAAACGAGATGTTCCTCCACAAGAATTATCAATAAACCTGACAGAAAACACTAAGCAAATCCAATCTGTTATAGAAAGTCTTGCAGATGGAGATATTGAATTAACTGATTGCTTAACAAATGCAACAGGAAAAGAATATGATGCAATGAGAAAATTTGCACTTATATATACAAGGGATATTGCACTTGGAGTAGATTCTCCTGTAAAAGATATCTTTTCTAAATACATTACACAAGCAAAAGAAAATCAAATATTGCAGCAGTTCCCATTAGCTAAAACCAACGATGACATTACTTTCTCCTACGATCAGGCATCAAATTTACATGATGCAATTCTCAGTGGTGCAAAATATCCTGAGTTAAAGGGAGAAAATGATGAAGTAGACTTTGATGAACTGATTGAATTTTTAAAGATGTTAAAACGTGTTTTCAAATGGAATATTTACGAAAGAGAAACCATTGGTAAATCTGATGCTGTACTTAGATGGTATGCTGTTATTTTACTTCGCTGGATTCGTGGAAATGGTTTAAGTCAAATTATTTACCACGCCATCGATTACAAGGAAAAGAACCCTTACACTGGTGTTTGGGTTGGCAAAACAAAATATGCAGAATTTTATGATAAAAATGATAAGATGCATAAGAATTATGTTATTGCTGAAACATTAGGTGTTATTGAAAATGTTCTTTTATTCAGCATTTCGAATTATTTCAGAAAGTTTTCTCTGGAATATATGAATCTTCATCCAGAACAAGTTGTTAATAATCATTTTACAAATGACTGGTATGAATACGTTGAATACGGAACCACCAATCCACTGACTATATTTTTGCAGCAAAACGGGTTTTCTAGAGAAGTTTCAACATTTATAGAGGAATCTAAAAATCGTGCCAAGTACCTTATTGAAGAAAATGGTGTTATAAAAATCCACCGTTCCATCTTCGAGTGTGGCAACTTAGGTGTTGAGACAGAGGCAAAGGACATTCAATTTAATGTTCCTGAATTATTTATAGAATAATAGAACCTGAAAATGTCTTAAACATTAAACTAAATTAAAGAGGTGAACTTAATGACCCCAGTAATGAGCTTTTGGCCAAGTATTTATAAAAAAATAAAATCTCAAAATAAAATAATAGAGTATCGTAGACGCTTTCCTAATGATTGTAAAATGGCATATATGTATGTTAGTAAGCCTGTAAAAGCTATATGTGGAATCATTTATTTTGGAAAAATTCATTCACTTGAAGATTGGAAAATCGAATACTCAAATGATGCAAATATACAAAAAAGAATTGATACTCATATTGATTCATATAGGTATGGTGCAGAAATAATCGCTTTTCAAGAGATACAGCCTATCCCCTTAGACTCTCTACGCAAAAATGTACCTAATTTTGTTGCTCCTCAATCCTATTTGTTACTAGAAAACAACGACTGCTTGAAAGACTATGTATTATCAAACACCTATTTGGTTGGAAATAAAATATGCAATGATACCACTAGCATCTTTCCTGAGCATATATGTAAGAGGTACTAA